GTAGGCATATTTTGCCCTATAAAGCCTTGAGGTGATGCTACACTACTTTCTGAAGATCTGCTACCTGTACGCAAAGCCCCGGCCATCGCTACATTTTCGGCTTGTTGTTTTGCGCCCATCTCACGCACAGCAGCTTCTCTTCTTGCTTTCTCAGCTTCTTTCTCCGCTGCTTTTTGCGCCTCACGTTGGGATTGTGATTGCATATTTCCTAATAGGCCACCTGCAATAAAGCCAATTGCAGCGCCTCCTAAAGCTCCACCTATAGTTCCTGCAGGGCCACCGAAGGATCCAACAGTTGCACCAATAGACGCACCAGTACCTGCTCCGGCCATACCACCTGTAAGAAATCCTTGCTCATTTTGTTTAATGGCCATAAAAACTCCTATGCCTTATAATTAGGCGATGGTCTGTAATATTTGTCAATATGAGATTGATCCGATACATAATTGGACTTATTCCTTCGATTCCATTGCTCGACGAATTCCTCATCTGACATTCCTTGAGATCCTGCCGTTGCTCCGGAAAAGTCTGCGTAAAAGCTAGGCTGCTCTACATCCGCAAATGTTTGAGCTAATGCGTCTGCTTTATCCGGCGATCTTCCGAGCCTTGACTTGATCTGCTCTTTTTCTTCTAAGCGGAATACTCCACCATGGAAGATAAGCTTAGGCATCATGAGCTCTTCGGACAGTTGTGGATCTTTAGGTAGGCATCCACCCTTTCTGATCCAGTCCCTCATTCTAACCCACATCTCAGTTCTTTTGTTGAAATATCTTTTATCGTTTGCTTTCGCATTATAAACGATTGGAGTAATATCGAGGTTTGGAAATAGCCCTAGACTGTCTATTACTGATGACCCGTATCCTCCGGTGTTATCAACAAAGACTCGCTCGATTCCTTGGTCTTGTTGCATGAATGCGATTTTGCTTGCAAGCTCTGGGCCATATATGTCAGACGAAATAGATTCAAGAGGATAACACTTAAGGCCCCGACGGCGAGCAAAAACAGTCAATACCGCCGCGAGCGACATCAACCCCCAAGCGATGCTGAGAGTTCTTAACAAGTTTTTCTGCAATATCCCTGTTTTGCGATTCATGGATCTCTGCCTCCGTAATTAGCATATCACTAGATACGTTAGGATATTTACCAAATACGTTTACCATTACCCATGGATCTTCTTTTCCGTATGTCTCGATCTGCTCACGCGCCCAATCCTTACTTACCCTTGGTGCACGTTTAGGATCATCGGGATCCCCTGATATAGTATAGACTGCCCACTTCTGAACAGATCTTCCCATGTAGGCGCGATAGATAATACCTTTCGGAACCTCTGGGTTGGCCGTCACTAATAGTTTAGCTGTCTTAGTATCGGAGTCACCTGTTGATAGTGCTGCATCTGCGGTTGCAAGTACGGCATCTGGGATTGTACCTGCTTCATCGATAAGAAATGCTACGTTGTCGGAGTGAAGACCTGCTAGTGCTGACGCCTGCTGAGATTCATCTGCTTGTTTTGGAAATGACCTTGCATCGATAAACGAGTAACCTTCATGTCCTTTCATTGTGATCTTACTAAAACCTTCGTTTGTAGATTGAGTAAGTAATGGAGAACGAGCGCGCCACTTTAAAAGTTCCGCCCAAAGGTTTGCCATTAAGTGATCTTTCGTTACGGAGAGTGCTGCCATCTTAGGTTGATAGCGTGTGGCAAAGAAGTGCCATCCGAGCATAGCGAGTGTAAATGTCTTTCCTGGCCCTTTAGATGCCACAAGTGCAATACGCTGATTATTAACGTACAGATCTACTACATCTTCCTGCCAAGCATCGAGTGTCACATCGAAGGCATCTTTAAAAAAGATCTTCGGTCTGTGCCTCCAAAGTTTAGCAACATCAGATGGTTGTAGTGATATTGGTTTACCCAAGCTTCTTCGTGTGTTTGGAAATCCTATATCATTCATTGTGTCATCCCCGGTTTGTATGTACCATGTTATAATGAAGTTAATACAGTTTATGTTTTTCCTTCAATTTACTCTCTACCAATTTGACCCTCTGTGGCAGTCAATGTATCAACCTGCACCCACTGAATCGCAACGGGTGCAAGAAGTTTCAACGGAACCTGAAGATCAAAGCTATTCGGAATTATCAAACAACTCGGAAGCTGAACATTATTCCTGGGAGCTCGGAACTCCTGACAACATTCCTGAAACAGAAATAATCTATTAGATAAGATCATCTATTTTATCCGGCGCTTCGAGATTACGCTTCTCTTCGAGTTCGTAATACTCAGCTTCTATATCCTCTAAAGATTTTCCTGAATCTTTGTCGTAAGACTTCAAGATAATATCGGATAGAGTAACATTGTGATTCACATCTAGCTTTTCTATAAAGTCAGCTTCGGACTTACCAAGAAGTTCTGAAGCTTTAAGTCTAATCGGTAGCGGTATGTTACCTTCTGGTATTGGAACACCATTAGGATCTAGTTCTTCTTTTCTATATGGATCATCGTTTTTCATAATCTGTGACCAAAGTGCCTGACGTTCTTCGCGCGTCGCTATGACTTCTTTAAGATTGGCAACATACTTTCTTCGATCTTCGATTGCTTTCTTAATAAGTGGAAGTGATAGTAGCTCTTCACCTTTTTGTTTAAGGTAGACGTCTGTGCCGTTGTACCCTGCAACTCTCATTGCTTGAAGTAAATCGCCATCGTAAGCTTCTACAAATACTCTATGCTTCTGAGATAATTTCAACATTTGATTTTGCCTCCTTACGCCTTTTCTCAAAGTATTCATGTATCTCTGCGCGATCTACGATGTAGTTCTTCGATGGTAGATCAAGCACCACTTGGCATTGTGATGGAGATAACTTTGCTATGTGAATTGTAATCTTTTCGTTGTTGGGTAGTGTGATGATTAGCGATTGGTTTTTACGTCGAGTGAGTGACAGCATATCTTCCTCCGATGATAGATATATTAAAAGCAGGATACGGCCGTAACATCCTTGTAGTCAACCGCACCTATAATTATTTTGGGCAGGGGTGACATGGTATGTCTATAAATATTTTAGAGGGTGGGGGAGGGGTATGGGATATTATAATAATAAGTATGTGAGTCTAGGGGCAGTTGGGCCGGGGTGGGTATATACACGCGCGGTCACAACGAAAGGGGGTCGACAAGTTCACAAAGACGAAAAGTTTGATTGAACAAAAAATCTAATAGGCTCTGAGACGATCAGAAACCTAGCTAGGCGACGTTTAGACCTGCATGCCTTGGCGTACCTAGCGACTCTCCAAAATAAATGCACTATGAGGCGAGCAATGCCACCACGTCCACAATGCCACCACGACCGCAATGCCACCACGTCGATCAGTGGAGAGTCGCTACGCCACGACGTCCACAATGCCACCACGACCGCAATGCCACCACGTCGATCAGTGGAGAGTCGCTACGCCATTGAGTCGCATTGCCCTTGCAACCCACGTCGACGTTAAAAGATTGTGTTTGGATTATTATGGTATCAAATAACGCTATGTTTATAGATTGTAATTATCCGACTATATTTCAGCTATTAGGCTAGGGGTCATTTTAGACTAATATAGCCTAACGATAAGCCACTGCGATTCGACGAAATTTATGCCCTTTTTTGCCTCGAGGGCGTAATAGTCTATTTTTTTCCGACATTCACCTTTATATATAAATAGATATAATGCATAGCGTCATTTATATTTATCTACGTCGATTCATAAATTTTATAGACTATATTAAAAAAAGATAAAAAAAGCACACGTAAAGACTTTACTCTCTTGACGTTACAATTAGGCTATATTAGTCTAAAACAGGTCATAGCCTAATGACCTAAAACAATTAGTCTATGAACACTTAAGAAACAAGGCGTCAACCTTATGACAAAATTCAACGGTTCTAAGCGCTTCCCTAACATCAAAAAGATCAATACTAAAATATTGCAATCAATTGTCGACGGCAACGACGGGCGCACCGAGACAGGAAGCGACTACGGTGCGCTATTGCCCGAGATTATAGACGAACTACATAAGCGCCAGAACGCCAATGCGATCAAAGAGCAAAAAGAGATGGATAAGCAGATGCACCTTCAAGAACTCGCAACAAAAGGCAAGCAATGCCCTAAGTGCGAGCGCTACTATTCACTCGATTCAGTCGACGCCAATTTCTACAAAGTCGCAGGATCGACAACACGCTATCGTCCACGCTGCAAATCTTGCCACGTCGAGGCGTCCAGAATTAACCGAACACAAGCGCCATTCTAATAACAACCGAGGCAATCACGCCTCTTTATATCTTCGGAGGATATATGAGAAACCAAGAGCAAGTGAACTTTTTAACAATCGGCCAGGCCGGTGACCTAGTGGACAGGATAGCCGACAGAGCAGAAAATTTTAACTACACTATGAGCGAATCAGAAAAGGAAGCCATGGCGCAGTTATTGTCAGACATCGGAGTAAGAACATCAGACCTCATCGACGTGGCAAATCTTGCCGATAACTATGCAATCAATGCAGAGATTATCAGACCAGACGACCGCAAGCACTACGACATGAAACGAGTCAAAGAGGACAGCCTATTCCAATGGAAAGAAGACGGCGAAACTCTTTATTGTCTTCAGTGGTAAGACCATGGAAGCGACAACACATCAAACATTAATCCTATTGGGCGTCTTCTGGACGCTCTCACTATTAACTTTAAGAAAAGGATAATTTATGAATGATTACATAATTCAGTACACCAAGCGAAAAACGTGGTCAGTCTTTCACATCGACTTCGGATTCATCGGAGAGTTTCCGACATTCGACGACGTGGAAAGATTCATTAATTTAAACTAACAGGAGCAAGATTATGGGTAATAGATATTTGATAAACGTACTAGATTATATTCTCAC